ATGAGCTATCTCCGCTTCAAGCTGCGCCAATTGATGCAGCGCATGTGGTTTCTGCCAGCGGCGTTTTCAGCCATGGCCGTCCTGACCGTCATCATTGCGTATGTACTGGCACGGTTTGCGCCCGACGAATTGCCATTCGTGGTGCCAGCCGAAGGTGTCAAAACCGTGTTGCAGATTTTGGCGTCCAGCCTGCTGACAGTGGCGGTTTTTGCGCTCTCTACCGTGGTCGGCGCGTTCTCCGGCGCATCCAACTCGACTACGCCGCGCGCAGTGCCGCTGATCGCTGGAGACTTGCGCGCACAGACATCCATTTCCGTCTTCATCGGTGCCTTTCTGTTTTCGATTGTTGGGATTATCGGGCTTTCGGCGGGGCTTTACAGTGAAGCGGGACGACTCTTTCTTTTTATAGTGACGCTGGGCGTCGTCGTGCTGGTGGTGACTTCGCTGATCCGCTGGATCGGGCAGATTTCGGCCATTGGCCGTGTGGGCAACACGATCAGCGTGGTGGAAGAAGCGACACGGGACGCGCTCAAGGTGATGAGCGAGCACCCTCTGCTCAATTGCCGGAAACTTGAAGGCGAGCCAAAAGGGGAGGAGGTTTGCGCGCAAAAGCCGGGCTATGTGCAGCATTGCGACGCCAGCGAATTGCAGGATCTGGCGGAAGAGCATGATCTGACTGTCACTGTGATGGCGCGGCCCGGCACCTATGCGACGCCGGTACGTCCGCTCTTGCTCGTCGAGGGCAAGGCCGACGAAGAGGTGCGCAAGGCGCTGGCCGACTGCTTCGTTCTCGGCGAACAGCGCGCTTATGACAGCGATCCCCGCTTCGGCTTTATCGTTCTGGGCGAAATAGCCGACAAGGCGATGTCTGCGAGCATCAATGATCCGGGCACGGCAATTGTGGTGATCGACAGCGTGACGCGCCTGCTGCTCGAATGGCAGGACGAAAACAAGAGTGGCGAGCATGGTTGCGTACTGGTTTCGCCTCTGGTGCCGCGCGATGTGCTGGAAGATTTCTATCGTCCGATCGCCAGGGACGGCGCGCATATCATTGAGGTCGTGTCGCGGATGCTCAAAAGCCTTGAAACCGTGGCGGCATGTCAGCCGGGTTTTGCCGAAGCGGCACGCGAGATGGCGCGGGATGTGGTGGCGCGGGCAGAAAAGGCCATGGATGCCGAGAGCGATCTGGCTTCACTGAGCAAGGTGGGTGGCTGGGTGAAGTAGGCTGGGAGCGGTGCTTGTGGCCCAGCCATTCCAGCATAGCTCTCATGGCCTTCATCGCTAAAATCGCTCCACTGGAGCGATTTTGCCCTGGGCACGCGCCACTCAAGCGTAGCTTTCGTGGCCTTCTCACCTAAAATTCTTCCACTGGAAGAACTTTACGGCTGCGCCTCCGGTTCGAAGTTATCCCCGCGTCACGCTGGTCTGCTATGTTTATGGCATGGTCGACAAATTGGGTCGGCGGCGGGGATGATCCCCGACACTTTCAAGGATCGATGGGATGGATGCATCAGCCCGGAAGCGGCAGCCGGACTGGCCGGCTATTCGCGTCGAGTATGAAGAGCGCCTCTATGTGCCCAAGACCATCTGCGAGCGGCACAAAATTACGGACGCTCAGCTTCGCTATCGCCGGCAATGCGAAGGCTGGCTTAGCCAGCGTGAGCGCCGCCCGAAAGAGGCGGTGCTGGTTGCGCGCATGCTGAAGGTGCTCGAAAAACAGATCAGGGATTTGGAAATGTCCAAGGAAGAACCGGTCGAAAAACGGACCAACACATTGGCGACGCAGGTCAAGACGCTCGACAAGCTGATCGAGCTGGGCGCAGCGGAGCGTAATGTGGAGCCAGCCAGCCGCAAGGACATGAACGATATTCGATCCAAGCTGGCCAATCGCCTTGCCCAGTCCCGAAGATAGGCTGGAGGAGGCGCGGGCCGAAGTCGACACGCTGAGCGACGCTGCTGCTTACGACATGCTCTATAGCTGGCCCAAATGGGCGCGGGACGAGCAGATGCCGCCGCCGGGAGACTGGACCACCTGGCTTTTGATGGGCGGACGCGGTTCGGGCAAGACGAGAGCCGGATCGGAATGGGTGCGACAACTGGCACGCGAGCGGGTCTCGCCTATCGCGCTTGTTGGCGAAACCATGAGCGAGGCGGTTGAAATCATGGTGCGGGGCGAAAGCGGTATCCTGGCGGTGCATCCTGATGAAGATCGCCCGACATTGCATGGTAAAAACAGATTGAGCTGGCCCAATGGGGTAGAGGCGACGATTTTAACGGCCTCGGACCCAGAACGATTTCGCGGTCCGCAGTTTGCCGCTGCGTGGTGTGATGAGATCGGCAAATGGCCGCATGCGGAAGAGGCATGGGACATGCTGCAATTCGGATTGCGGCTGGGTGACAGGCCGAGGCAATTGGCGACGACAACGCCCCGCGCCACCGGGCTGATCCGGCGGCTGGTGGCTGACGCGCATACTCAGGTGGTCAAGATGACCACGCAGGACAATTACCGTTATCTGGCGCCGACCTTCTTCGATGCCGTTGTCGCCCGCTATCAGAACACGGTGCTTGGTCGTCAAGAACTCGATGGTGAACTGATTGAGGACCGGGTGGATGCGCTCTGGCAGCGCAGCATGTTTCGGTTGCCGGAAGGGGGCGTGGATGGCCGGATCGTGGTGGCGGTGGACCCGCCGGTGACTGGCACCGCGCGCTCGGATGCCTGTGGCATCGTCGTTGTCGGGCGACAGGGCGAGGGCGCGGTGGTGCTGGAAGACGCGACGCTGAAAGGCATCAAGCCCGACATATGGGCGCGGCGGGCAATTGCGGCCTATCGGGCGCATGAGGCCGATTGCATCGTGGTGGAAGTCAATCAAGGCGGCGATCTGGTGTTGCAGGTGCTGGCGCAGGTGGATGTGTCTGTGCCGGTGCGGCAAGTGCGCGCCAGCCGGGGCAAATGGCTGCGCGCTGAACCGGCGGCGGCGCTTTATGCCCGTGGGCTGGTCAGCCATGTGCCGGGGTTGACCGCGCTGGAGGATGAACTCTGCGCCTTTGGGCCGGATGGTAAGGCCGATGGGCATTCGCCGGACAGGGTGGATGCGCTGGTCTGGGCGTTGACGGAGCTGGTGCTGAACGAAGTACGGCCGAGGGTGCGGGGTTTGTAAGCACCGCACCTCCCGTCTCCCCTTGTGGGAGAAGGTGCCCGGAGGGCGGATGAGGGATCTGCGATGTACCCGTTCGCTCCTTTGCGGAGGAGAGAACCTCACCCTGCAATTTCTGCTGAACGCAGAAATTTCTTTCCCTCTCCCACAAGGGGCGAGGGAAGGCCGGCGGCTTTGGAGAAATAGAGGACAACATGACAAACCTATTCAACCGCCTGTTCGGCGGGCGAACCAACACGCCAGGCGAAACCAAAAGCTTTGCCGGGCACACCATGCTGACCCTGAGCCAGCTCGGTCCTGCGCAATGGAGTGGGCGAAGTTATGCGAGTCTCGTCAATCAGGGGTTTATGCGCAATCCGGTGGTGTATCGCTGTGTACGGCTGATCGCAGAGACGGCCAATCGTGTGCCGCTCAATGTGGTGGTCGACGGCAAGGTGGTGGACGAGCATCCGCTTTCGGTGCTGATGGCGCGGCCCAATGGGCGGCAATCGGGGCCGGAACTGCTTGAGGCGGTTTATGCTTATCTGCAAACCTCAGGCAATGCCTATCTACAGGCCGGGATCGTCGATGGCGTCGTTCGGACCCTGTTCGTTTTGCGGCCCGACCGGATGAGCGTCGTGGCCGGACGCGACGGCTGGCCGGTGGCCTATGATTACAAGGCCGGAGGCAGGGCTGTACGGCTGAGCCAGGAGGCTTTGCCGGTACCAACCGTGCTGCATATGGCGCTGTTTCATCCCATGGACGACCATTACGGCATGGGCCCGCTTGAAGCGGCGCAGACCAGCCTCGATATTCATAATTCCAGTGCGCAATGGAACAAGGCGCTGCTCGACAATGCGGCGCGCCCCTCCGGCGCGATGGTCTATTCCGCCGGTAACGGTAGCCTGACCGATGATCAGTTCAACCGGCTCAAAGAGGAACTGGAACAGCAGTTTTCTGGCGCGGCCAATGCCGGTCGGCCCATGGTGCTTGATGGCGGGCTGGACTGGAAGCCGCTGGCGCTGAGCCCGCGCGACATGGATTTCATCGAAGCCCGCAATGCGGCGGCGCGGGATATCGCGCTGGCCTTCGGTGTACCACCCATGCTGCTCGGCATTCCGGGCGATAATACCTATGCCAATATGGCGGAAGCCAATCGCACACTCTGGCGACAGACGCTGGTACCGCTGGTGGTGCGCGTTGCCCAGGAGCTGAGCGGATGGCTTGGTCCGGCCTTCGAGGGGGCGGAGGTCGCGCCGGACTTTGAGAAGGTGGAAGCGCTGGCGGAGGACCGCGCCGCGCTCTGGGAGCGCGTGGGGAATGCGGGCTTCCTCAGTGACGAAGAGAAGCGGGCGATGGTGGGGTTAGGCGGCGCGTGACTGGTGGCGATGACCAGCAAGCAAACCAAGGACGGAGATGTCTTCGTCCAATTCTGGCCAGTGGATGCCTTCGCCGAGCCCGATCAGGCGCCAATTGGCGCGGTCGTTGGGGCTGGCGTCGCGGAGACGGGGAAACCACTCGACAGGGACGCCAAGCTCGCGCCCATCATCGAGGCTAACGCGCAGGGTTGTTTCATTGACGGTGACGTCAACTGCAAGTGGTTCAGTCTCAAGCGTCAAAGTGCTCATGCCAGGCTTTCAGAAACGCAACGCGATTGGCGAGAACGATCTCGCGGAGCGGCCCCAACTCATGCGAGCGAAACCGTTTCGATGATGCCAGTTCTACCGGCTCAAGCCAATACTTGGCGAGTTTGTCTCCGAATTCAACATGGACGTGGGGCGGCTCATTGCCCTCGTCGCTGTAGAAAAAGAACCGATAGCCGTCGAGACGCAGGATCGTAGGCATTGGGGCGCTCCGTGAACAGCTGCAAGTAAGCATGCTTCCGTTTGCATGGGAGGCAAAATCCTTTTGCTCGGAACGCAAAATAATTGTCTCGCGGTGACAAAACGCCGAGGTTTCTATGGACACACTGACCACCACCATCATCGAGCGCGGTGACCTCGCTCATCTGGCGCTGTTTCTCTGGGCGAGTGGCTCCAGCGCTCTGCTCGTGTGGAGCCTGAGGGAAATGGCGAAGGTGAATCAACACTTCAACGACTTCGTGCGGGAGATTGCCGCGCTGAATCGATTGTTCCGCAAGGAGGACTAAGTCTATGGCTGAAAAGCAGAATCGGGAGAGCGCACAGCAGACGTTCCGGCAATTTGCCTGGAACCTGGCAGGCACGCTGGCCGACAAGCAGCGCACGCCGCCCAAGTCGCGTTCAGCCGGAGCCAAGCGCGGATGAGTGCAATTGCCATCGACGCGGAGGGCCGGTTTGCCGGTTATGCCAGTGTCTTCAACCGGCTCGATAGCGGCGGCGATATCGTGTTGCCGGGAGCTTTTACGAGGAGCCTCGCTAAACGGCGCGGGCGCATTCGGCTATTGTTTCAGCATGATCCCAAGGAGCCGGTGGGCATATGGGAAAGCATCGCTGAGGACAGCTACGGCCTTTGTGTGACAGGTCGGCTGGTGCCTGGAGTGCCGCGCGCCGAGGCGCTGAAACGGCTGATAGAGCAGAAAGCACTCGACGGGCTGTCCATCGGCTTTCGTACGGTGAAAGCCAGCCGCGAGGCAGGCACCGGGCATCGACGCCTGTCGGAAATCGACCTTTACGAGATTTCCATCGTGACCTTTCCGATGATGGAGGATGCGCGCATCGCCGCCCCCCTCACCGCCGGCGCGGCCATTGCCGCCGCCACCAAGACTATCCGCAACCGATAGAAGGAAACCGACATGGATCGGATTGACGACGGCCTTGAGATCAAGGCCGGCGCGGGGAACGATATTGCCGCGCTGTTCGCTGAATTCTCGACCGCGTTCGAGGAATTCAAGCGCACCAATGACCAGCGCCTGGGCGAGATCGAAAAGCGCGGTACGGCTGATGGCCTGCTCGAAGGCAAGCTCGAACGGCTCAATGCCGTGCTCGACGGGCACAAGGCGGCCATGGACCGCGCCAGTGCAGAACGCGCCCGCCCGGCGATCGAGGGCAAGGGGCAGATTGCTGATGGCGAATATAAGGAGGCTTTTTCGGCCTATGTGAAGCGCGGCGAGGAAAAGGCGCTGCAGATCGGCGTGCCCGCCGATGGCGGCTATGTGGTGCCGGGTGAGGTTGAGAGCGAAATCACCCGCCTCATGACCCATATCTCGCCCATTCGCGCCATTGCCGGTGTGCGGCAGGTGTCGGGCTCGGTCTATAAGCGCCCCATTACCGTGACCGGTCCGCAGACTGGCTGGGTGGGTGAGGCGGCGGCGCGTCCAACCACGACGAGCCAGACGCTGGCGGAACTGAGCTACCCGACGACCGAGCTCTATGCCATGCCCGCGGCCACGACGGCATTTCTCGACGATGCAGCGGTCGATGTCGGCCAGTGGATTGCCGACGAGGTCAATGCAGCCTTCGCGGCACAGGAGACCACGGCCTTCGTCAATGGCGATGGCGTGAATAAACCAAGCGGGTTCCTTTCAGGTACCAAGGTGGCGGAAGCCAGCTGGGCCTGGGGTGGACTTGGTTATCTGGCGACGGGCACATCCGGCGCGCTTCCGGTCAGCAATGCGTCCGACATCCTCATCGACCTCGTCTATGCGCTCAAGGCCGGTTATCGCCAGAATGCGAGCTGGGTGATGAACCGCAAGACCCAGGGGTCGCTGCGCAAGCTCAAGGACGCCGACGGCAATTACCTCTGGCAACCGGCGGCCAGTGCCGATGGCCACGCGAGCTTCATGGGCTTTCCGCTGGTGGAAGCCGAGGACATGCCGAACATCGCGGCCAATTCGTTCTCAGTTGCCTTCGGCGACTTCAAGCGCGGCTACCTGATCGTCGACCGTCAGGGGGTATCGGTTCTCCGCGACCCATACAGCGCCAAGCCCTATGTGCTGTTCTACACCACCAAGCGCGTCGGCGGCGGCATTGCGGATTATGACGCGATCAAGCTGCTGAAATTCGGCGTTTCGTGATCGCCGTGATCCTGGACATCTAGAGGGAAGGCGATAGCCTTCGCTGAACCAGGCGCTGCGTCGCCCTCGGGCTCGACCCGAGGGCCATTCTGCTCCACCTGCGTTGCGGCCAACGGCCCTCGGATCAAGTCCGAGGGCAGCCCTGTGGTTGGGCAAACTTTCCAACAAGGAACAAAAATATGACCTCCTATCTCCTGGCGGGGCCCGCCGAGGAGCCGGTTTCGCTTGCCGAGGCCAAGGCTTTTCTCAAGGTGGATGGTAATGTCGAAGATGGTTTGATCACCACGCTGATCGGCGCCGCGCGATTGCATGTCGAGGGTATTACCGGCAGGGCGTTGATTGCGCAGAGCTGGCGTATCGTGCTGGATGATTGGCCGGAAAATGGCGTGGTGAAACTGCCAGTTTCGCCACTGCTTTCGGTGACGGCGATCAACGTTATCGATGCTAACGGCGCGAGTCATGACATCGGACTGGCGCAGTTTTCATCCGACCAGGACAAGCTGTTCGTGCCGCGTGTGGTAACCGGCATGCCCGGACTGCAGGACCGCAGCGGCATCGAGATCGATTATGTGGCCGGTTTCGGTGCCGATGCCGAACAGGTGCCGACGGACATCAAGCAAGCCATTCTGGGGCTGGTGGCGCATTGGCACGAGCATCGCGATGCGGTGATCGTTGCGGGTTCGGGGACGGTGGTTCCATCCGGTTTCGACCGATTGGTAGCACGCTACAAACGGGTGCGGCTGTGACCGAGCGCATTCCGCCGGTCGGCACGCTGACGGACAGGGTGCAGCTCAAAAGGCGGGAAAGCCTGGGTGATGGCGGGGGCGGGCATGAGCGGGTTTTCGTGCCGGTAACCTCACTTTGGGCACGGGTGCGGAGCCTCACCGGGCGGCAGGGCATCAATGCCGATGGACGCTCCGTGGCGATTTCGCACGCAGTTGTTTTGCGCTTTCGCGATGACGTGTCGCCGGGCGATCGGATCGTCTATCGCGGGCGCAATCTCGATGTGGTGAGCGCTGCCGATATCAACGGGCGGCGGGCCTATCTCAGCTGCGCATGCAGCGAAACCAGCTTTACGGGGTAGGCCATGCATCCCATTGCAGTATTGCAAACCGCGTTGGTGACGGCGCTGGAAGCCGATACCAGCCTGACCGGTCTGATCGGGGCCGGTGGCGTATTCGATGCGCCGCCTCGCAGCCGCCCAGCGCCCTATGTGGTGATTGACCGGCACGATATTCGGCAACGCGATGGTGACGAAACGCCGGGGCAGGAGCACCGTGTTCTGTTGCACTGCTGGAGCGACCAGCCAAGCCGCAGGGCCGCGCTGGAGATTGCCAAGTGCGTGGTTACGGCAGGACTGGTTCTGGCGCCTGTCGGATTGACGGTAACCCACGCTGAACATGTGCGGACCGAGACACTGATCGACAATGCGACCGGGCAAGCACGGGCGGCGGTTCTGCTGCGGTTTTTGAGCGAATAGCCCCCATCCGGCCTTCGCCACCCTCGGGTCACGCCCGAGGGCAGGCTCTTCTCCCACGGGGAGAGAAGGGGGAACCGCGTTTTTGACATGCACAGGCTCACCCCTCTCCCCTTGTGGGAGAGGGTGGATCGGCCGAAGGCCGAGACGGGTGAGGGGTTTTCGAGGATGGAAAAATGGCAGCCCAGAGTGGCAAGGATATGCTTCTAAAGCTCGACCAGAATGGTTCGGGTAGTTTTCTGACGGTGGCAGGATTGCGCACGCGCAGCCTCAATTTTAACGCTGCCAGTGTGGACACGACCGATCAGGAGAGCGCTGGTCGCTGGCGCGAATTGCTGTCCGGTGGCGGAGTGAAACGGGCTTCGGTTTCGGGGTCTGGTGTGTTCAAGGATCAAAGCTCGGACGCGACGATCCGTAGCCTGTTCTTTGCCGGTACCATCCGCAACTGGCAGCTGATTTTGCCCCATTTCGGTGTGGTGCAGGGGCCGTTTCAAATCGTCGCGCTGGAATTTTCGGCCGACCATGCCGGGGAAGTGACGTTTGATCTGGCGTTGGAAAGCGCTGGTGAAGTGACCTTTACGGCGGTTTAGCTTCTTAAAGCGCTTTGCTGCCTTCGGACTTGATCCGAGGGCCTCTCTCAATCTGTGCCGGGCCTTTAGTGGCCCTCGGGTCAGGCCCGAGGGCAGCCCCGGTGTTTGGGGTTAAATAGATGACCAATATTCATCGTGGTGAGATCGCCGCCGAGATCGGTGGCGAGACGAGAACGCTTTGCCTGACGCTGGGTGCGCTGGCGGAGCTGGAGGCGCGGCTGGGGGCAGGGGATCTCGCTGGCCTTACTGAGCGCTTTGGAGAAGGCCGGGTTTCGGCGCGGGATCTGACGGCCATTCTGGGTGCGGGGCTGCGCGGTGGCGGCAATGCGGTGACCGACGACGATCTGGCGCGGATGAGCGTCGAAGGCGGATTGCGTGGTGCGGCGGAGATCGCCGTGCGTTTGCTGAAGGCGACGTTTGGGGATGCTGAATGAGCCCGTTTCCCTGGAAAGATGCCATGCGGTTCGGGCTGGGCGTGTTGCGCCTGCCGCCCGAGGCGTTCTGGAGGATGACGCCGCGCGAACTGGCTTCGGCCTGGGGCGCGGTGATGGGTGATCGGTCTGGACCGCTGGACCGGGCAGGGCTCGACACATTGATGGAGACTTTCCCCGATGGCCGCTGATCTTTTTGGCGAAGAATTTCGTGGCGAGCTGAGTGATGTGTCGGTCGAACTGCGCCGTATCGGCGACCTTGCTGACGGCGTGGCGAGTTCGGTGAGCAGGGCCTTTCGTGGCGCGGTTCTGGATGGCAAGTCGTTCCGCTCGGTGCTGGGCGACATTTCCCGCGCCTTTGCCGACATTGCGCTCAAGGCGGCGTTCAAGCCGCTGGGAACGCTGGTGGGCGGACTGGTCGAGAACATCTTTGCTGCCACCAATCCGGCGCTGGGCGGGGTGACGCCCTTTGCCAAAGGTGGGGTGATTGCGGCGCCGACCTATTTCCCGCTCGGGCGCGGCATGGGGTTGGCGGGCGAGGCGGGACCGGAAGCGATCATGCCGCTGCAACGCGGACCGGATGGACGGCTCGGAGTGGGTGGTGCCGGTGGCAATGTGAATGTGACATTTAACGTGACGGCGAATGATGCCCGCAGCTTTGCGGCCAGCGAGGCGGAGGTGAGCGCGATGCTGTTGCGGGCGGTGAGACGAGGGACGCGGGGAAGTTAAGGCGCCCCCACCTAACCTTCCCCTGAAGAAGGGGGAGGGACCGATCGAGTTTGTTGCACTGTTTGAGCAAAGCGCTGGCCCGCTCCTCCCCCTTCTTCAGGGGGAGGTTGGGTGGGGGTGCTTGAGGACAAAAAATGGCCTTTCATCATATTCGTTTTCCGCTCGACATTGCGTTGGGCGCGCGGGGCGGGCCGGAGCGCAAGACCGATGTGGTGACGCTCGCTTCGGGACGTGAAAGCCGCAACGGGCGGTGGGCGCAGTCGCGGCGGCGTTACAATGCCGGTTATGGCGTCAAATCCCGCGCCGATATGCAGGCCGTGCTGGCTTTTTTTGAGGAAAGACGCGGGCGGCTTCATGGTTTCTTGTGGCGTGATGGGCTCGATTTTTCCTCGGGAGGCTTAGTGCCCACTGCGACGGATCAGGTGATCGGCACCGGTAACGGCGCGCGCACGCAGTTTCAGTTGACTAAGCGCTATGGCGCGGCGTTCGACCCCTATCTCAGAACCATAGCCAAGCCTGTGGCGGGAAGCGTGCGGGTGGCGGTCAATGGCGTTGCGCTGGTGACCGGATGGACGGTGGATGTGACCACCGGGACCATCGGCTTTGCAGCCGCTCCGGCCAATGGCGCAAGCGTGACGGCGGGGTTTTTGTTCGATGTGCCGGTGCGGTTCGACACCGACCGGCTCGATATTGAGCTCAATGGTTTCGATGGGGCGGAAGCGCCGTCCATCCCGCTGCTGGAGATCTTGCCATGAGGGACGTTCCTGCCGACCTCGCGGCGCATCTGGCGTTGGGCGAAACGACAACGGCGCAATGCTGGCGCGTCATTCGCAGGGATGGTGTGACGCTCGGGTTTACCGATCATGATCGGGTGCTGACTATTGAGGGAACGGAGTGCTTGCCTACATTCGGCCTCGACGGCGGCGAGGTTCCTGCGCGGCTGGGGGCACAGGTTGAAACTGGCGAAGTGCTCGGCATTCTCGATAGTGCAGCCATCTCCGAGGAGGATATTCTGCTTGGTCGCTATGATGGCGCAACGGTGGAGACCTGGCTGGTAAATTGGGCCTCACCGGAACAGAAGCTCCGCCTGCGGGTGGATACGGTCGGAGAGATTGTCCGCGAAGATAGCGTGTTCCGCGCGGAACTGCGCTCACCACAACAGGCGCTGAACGTGACGCGTGGACGCCTCTATCAAGGGCTATGCGATGCCGTGGTTGGCGATGCGCGCTGTGGCGTCAACCTTGATTTGCCGTCGCGCAAGGGCGCAGCGACCGTGCTGGCCGTCATTGATCCATTTCAGGTTCTGGTCGGTGGCCTTTCGGGCTTTGCCGAAGGCGCTTTCGCCTTTGGCGTGGCGCGCTGGGCGAGTGGCAAACGTGATGCCCTCTCCGATGCGGTGCTGACCCATCGACGGGTGCCGGAGGGCGACGTGCTTGGCTTCTCCGAGAAGGTCGCTGACTGGGTGGCCATTGATGATGTGCTCTCGGTGACGGTTGGCTGCGACCGACGATTTTCAACCTGCAAATCTGTGTTCAGCAATGGCACCAATTTCCGAGGCTTTCCGCATATTCCGGGCAGCGACTATGTGCTGCGCCATCCGCGACAGGGCGACGCCATGGATGGTCGGGCGGTGGTACCATGAGAGGGGCGCAAGTGGTTGAGGCGGCGCAGCAATGGCTGGGCACGCCCTATCGGCACCGGGCGTCTACGCTCGGCGCGGGTTGCGATTGCCTCGGTCTGCTGCGCGGTGTTTGGCGGACGCTTTATGGCGAAGAGCCTGTTGCAGTCCCTGCCTATCGGGCCGATTGGCGCGATGTGGATAATGACGGTGCTCTGCGCCGGGCTGCTGAGCGCTTTCTTATTGTCGATGAGGGCGCAGTGGCAGCTGGCCAGATTGTGCTGTTTCGCCTTGGCGGGCTGACCGAGGCACGGCACTGCGGGATTATGGTGTCAGGCGAGCGGTTCATTCACGCACAGGAACATCTGGGCGTGGTCGAGGCCAATCTGACCGATGGTTGGGCGAAACGGGTCAGTGGACGGTTCCGCTTTCCCGACTGA